GGCTTGTATTACTGGAATATCTCAAATGATATACGGAAAAGGTTTAGATGCAACAGATAGTGCAAGAAAGCCAGAAGCGTATGCAAGAATGATATCTTTGTTTAAAAAGGATGATTTAAGGCGATTATCGTATGATTTAAAGCTAACTGGTCAATGTGCTATTCAAGTAATTTATTCAAAGGATAAAAAGACAATTCAAAAGGTTGAGCATTTACCAATTGAAACTTTAAGAGCAGAAAAATGTTCAGATGGCGATAAACAAGTACAAGCGTATTATTATCATTCAGATTGGGCAAACGCAAAGCCAAGTGATAAACCTTTGAGAATACCAGCATTTGGTGTTTCAAAAAGTCCACAACCAATTGAGATATTATATGTAAAACCTTATGAAGCTGGGATGTATTATTATAGTACACCAGACTATGTTTCTGGAATTAGTTTTAGTGAGATTGAAGAAGAAATTGCATCCTTTCACGTTAACAATATTAAAAATAGTTTTGCTCCAGCATCCTTAATAAATTTCAATAACGGAGTGCCAGACGAAGAAGCACAAACATTAATTGAAAACAAAATTGTTTCTAAATTTCAAGGAACAAACTCTGCTGGAAAACTAATAATTGCTTTTAACGATTCAAAAGAATCACAAGCGGATATCACACCAGTTCAAATATCTGATGCTCATAATCAATACGAATTTATTTCAAGTGAAGCACAGAGTAAAATAATGATGTCGCATCGTATTGTTTCGCCAATGCTTTTAGGTATTAAAGATAATACTGGATTTGGTAATAATGCAGAGGAATTAAAGAACGCTTCCATATTAATGCAAAACATCGTTATAAACCCATTTCAAGAACTTTTAATCGATGCTCTTGACAAAATACTTGCTTTTAATGGTATTGCTTTAAACCTATACTTTAAGACCTTGCAGCCTTTACAATTTATGGATTTAGAGAATGTTAAAGATGCTGAAACAAGAGAGGAAGAAACTGGTATTAAAATGAGTAAGGTTTTTAACGATTTAGAAGAATTTGGAGAAGATGAGGACTTGGAGGAATGGGAATTAATAGACGAAAGAAAGGTTGATTACGATTCAGAAGATGAGTTAGACGAACAAATAAAAAAATTAAACGAAAAGAATCCAAGTCTTTTATCAAAAATATGGAACTTTGCAACAACTGGAATTGCAAGACCAAATGCAAAAAGTACTCAAGACGGAAAAGAACCGAATTTTGGATTACAATACAAAGTAAGGTATCAATATGCACCATTAAAGGCATCTGATAATAGTAGGGAATTTTGCAAAAAAATGGTAAAAGCAAAAAAAATATATCGCAAAGAAGATATACAACAAATGAGCCAAAGAGCAGTCAATGCTGGATGGGGTTTAAATGGTGCTAGTACCTATGATATTTGGCTATATAAAGGTGGTGGGGATTGTCATCATTTTTGGATGCGAAAAACTTACATTGCAAAAGGTTCAAGATTAAAACCAGACGTTGGTAATCCAAAAGCAGAAATAAGTGTAAACAAGGCAAGAAAAGCTGGTATAAACCCCCCAGTAAATGCAGAAGAAGTTGCAATGCGACCAACTGATATGCCAAATAATGGATTTGTAAACAAGAAAAGATAATATGGCAACAGCACTATTTATAAGTAGAACAGATTTAGTAAAAAATACTGTGATTTCTGGAAGCACAGATACAGATTCTTTTATTCAGTTCATTAAGATTGCACAAGAAATACACATACAAAATTATTTAGGAACTAAATTGTATGATAGAATTTCTGCTGATATTATAGCAGATACATTAACTGGCGATTATTTAGAACTTGTAACGGATTATATTCAACCGATGTTGATTCACTATGCTATGGTTGATTTTTTACCATTTGCAGCGTATCAAGTTAAAAGTGGGGGTATATTTAAACACACTTCTGAAAACGCAGAAACAGTATCAAAAGATGAGGTTGATTATTTGGTACAAAAAGAAAGAGAATTTGCAGAATATTACACAAGACGATTTGTAGATTTCATTTGTTTTGATAGTTCAAAGTTCCCAGAGTATTTAGACAATCAAGATTCTGATGTGTATCCAGATAAAAATGTAAGCGGTTCAAATTGGGTACTATAATGAAAGGATATAAACCGAAACAAATAAACATTGTTAAATTGGAAAAGTATTTAACTAAAAAAGAAAAAGATGGCAAACGAAATATACAATAGCACTTGGTTTGGTAATACAATTGAAACTGCATCTTCTATTGGTACATCAACAGAAATGATACAAGGACAATTCAATATGAATGATAGGCAAGAAGTTGAAGCAAAAAAATGTTTGGCTGATGCAATACATACAATAGGAATACAAGATACACAAAATTAAAAACAATGGCAAAACCAACATTAGCATTAATACCCGCAACACAAGGAAGCAAATTTTACTCCGTATTACCATCAAATGGTGTAGGGGATTTTGACTTTACAAGAAGTGGCTCGGCAACAAGAATAAATAAAGACGGATTAATAGAAACAGTTTCAAATGGTGTTTCAAGATTAAACTACCCTTTAGTTGATGGGGTTGTAAATGGTTGCCCAAGTCATTTGTTAGAACCTACTAAACAAAATGTATTGCAAAGAAGTGAAGAATTTGATAATGCGTATTGGATAAATAATGGAGTTACTATAAATGCCAATCAAACTATTTCGCCAAGTGGACAATTAAATGCTGATTTATTAACTGGAGTTAGCGGAGGTTTTGGAGTTGTTAGGTTTTCAACTTGGAGTGCTACAAATAAAGTTGCGAGTTGTTTTGCTAAAAAAGGCAGTACGAATTTATTTAAAATAGCAAACGTATCATCTTCAAATAGATATGTTCTTTTTGATTTAAGTAATGGAACTGTATCTGAAGAATCTGTTGGTTGGACTGGTTTTATTGAAAATTATGGAAATGGTTGGTATAGATGTACAGCAATAAGCAATAATGAAACTGGTACATTTTCTTTAGGTGTTACTGCTGCAAGTGAAAGCGTTTATATGTGGGGTGCTCAATTAGAATCTGGATACAAAACAAGTTACATACCAACCACAACGGCAGCCGTCACTCGTTCAGCTGAAACTGCTACTGATTCTGCAGATGCAGCTACTTTTAATTCTTTAGAGGGGGTATTGTATATTGAAACAAGTGCTTTATCTAATGATTTAAGCGAAAGACGTTTTGGTCTTTCAGATGGCACAAGCTCTAATGTTATTAGAGTTGGGTATACAAGCGTATCTAATATAATTATTGCAGTCGTATATAATGGAAGTAACCAAGCTGTTATGACGTACACGTCTTCGGATATAACACAAAACAGTAAAATCGCAGTTAAATATAAAGAAAATGATTTTGCTTTATGGGTTGATGGTGTTGAAAGAAGTACAGATACAAGTGGTTCAGTTTTTTCTGAAAATACATTAAATTCTTTGGATTTTAATATAGGTGGTGGTAGTCATTTTTATAGTAAAACAAAAGATATAAGAGTTTACAACACCGCTTTAACAGACCAAGAATTGCAAACACTAACAACAATATAATGAATATAGGAAAATATAAATTCGACAGTAAAGAAGCAGCACTTAAAAAGACTAATTCTTTAGGTACTGCAACAGACGAGAACGGAAACGAATACCCAACACATAAACACACAATCGTTCATTTAGGTAATATCGTTTTAGAACAAGCAGTAATTGACGAAGATGGAGAAGTAGAAACAGAAGCGGTCCTATCAGAAGATTGGCACGTTGATGTTTTATGGAATGGATTAGAACCTAACGAAGATGGAACAGTTGACCATCCTTATGGTTGGAAGTCAAAAAGTGTTAATATTGATGGAGATGGTGTACACGCTTTCTTTGGATTAAGCTACGATGCTTTAAAATTCTAAATTTTGACAATGCAAGATATAAAAATAGCAGCAATTAATCTACTAACATTTACCGTTAGTTTCTCAAACGTTGAGCAATGGCTTAAAATAGCTTTATTAGTTGTTTCTATTGCATATACTGTATTGAAAATATTTAAACTAAAAAACCCAAATGAAGCTGACAAATAATTTTAGCAAGTTAGAATTTGATTGTAGTTGTGGATGCGATATGCCTTTGGGAGTTTTACATAACGTTCAGAAGTTAGCAAACCAATTACAAGCACTACGAAACGTTGTCGGTAATCCAATTAAAATCAATAGTGGATATAGATGTCCAGATTATAATGATAATGTCATAAAAGGTTCTAAAAACAGCCAACACAAGCTTGGAAAAGCTGCGGATATTGTTATTGAAGAAATGACACCTCAAGAAACATTTGAATTAATTGATTTGTTAATTAATGAGGGTGAGTTGTTGCAAGGCGGTTTGTCTGCATACGCTACATTCACACACTACGATATAAGAAAAACTAAAGCACGTTGGTAGTTTAAAAATAATATCTGTAAAGATTAATTGATAAACTTAACAGATATAGACCAATATGTAAAGAAAAGGGTAATGTAATAACTAAAAGTAATTATGGAGATAAACTTAATTTTATTAGTACCAGACGCAATGATGATTGGATGGCAATATTACAGACCAGATAATAATTTTAATTATTCAGAGGTAAATATATTTTTATTCTTTGGACAGTTACAAATAAGATGGAACAAAGATGAATAAGATTTTAGGATGGTTTACTGGTGGAGTTGTTAAAGAAGTAGGTAACGTAATAGACAAGTTATTTACTAGCGAAGAGGAGCGTATAAATGCCAAAAATGAAATGTTAAAGGTATTGAAAGAGCAGCAGTTAGAGCTACAACGTTTACAGACAGATGTAATTTTAGCAGAGGCAAAAGGTAATTGGTTGCAAAGAAGTTGGCGACCTATCTTAATGTTAGCGTTTGGTTTTATTGTTATTTATGTGAAATTTATTGCACCGTTGTTTGGATTACCTATTCCAGCTTTGGAAAATGAATTTTGGGATTTACTACAATTAGGCATTGGAGGGTATGTAGTTGGTAGAAGTGTTGAGAAAGTAGCTGGTAATATTACAGTAAATAAAAAATAATTAACTTTTTGTTTTTTCTTTCACATAAAAAGATATAACTTTGTAATTTATTAATTAGTTACTGTTTTATAGTAAAATATTAATATAAAAAAAAATAAACAAATATAGCTATAATAAAATAAATATAAGTGTTCGGAGTGTTATCTAAAAAAAAAGATATATATCTTCAACTTTATAGCTATATATATTTGTTTTTGTTTATAAGTATAAGTATTTAACCACATATTTATTTGTATATTTGAACAAGGAAATATCTTAACTGTTTTTCTTTTCATCTTATTTTGTTTTAGATTATTATCACTAAAAGGTTCAGCTATATGTTGAACCTTTTTTTTGCTTTTATAAATTTTAACATTTCTTTAACAGTTTTATTTAAAATGCTTTTGTAGATTTGTAGGGTAATTAATAACTAAAACAAATATTATGGAACAATCAAACTGCTGCGGTGCTGGAAACTGGTTAGAATCTGGCATATGCGAACAATGTAAAGAACACGCTGAATTTTCTGACTGGGAGGAAGAAGCAAATGAGCGAATGAAAATAATCGGACAAAATGGAAATACTGGAATACATTACACAAAAGAAAAAATCAAAGAACTATGGAAGCAATGCAAAGTGATAAAAAGATAAACCAAGCAGCTTGGGATAAATTAAAGCTACAAATTGAATATCATATGGAGCAAGACCCAAACCTAACAGATGTTAAAATTAACTATCAATTAAAAGTTCCTACTTATGGAACAAGAAATTTCTTAAATTTAAAAGCAAGTTTGCAATAAAAAGTAGTATATTTATAAACCTAAAATGAAACAAATGGAAAATTTACAAAAAATTCAAGCCGAATTAAAAGCACCAAAGAACCAAAGAAATAATTTTGGT